CCTGCGGATGTAGTCCGTAATCCCGTCCGCCTCGTACAGCGTCAGCCGAAGCGGGGACTTCTGAGACATCTGCCACCAGCGTATGCCCGCCATCAACGCGCCGGTCTCCTCGTCGTACAGCGGACAGAAGCACGCGCCATCTGCATCGTAAACCGGGAACACCTCAAGATGGTCGTTGTTCCAGAATCCGAACGAAACGCCGGCGTTCAGCGCAGCGGTTGCGGCGTCCATTACGCGCTGATCAAAGGTCTTCCCAAGGCGTTCTTCCTTATCCGTGGCGGAGAACAGGACGCCATTCCCGAGCAGGAACGACACCTCCTGCGTGATGAAATAGTAGTAGAAGCGGGACGGAATCTTATGGTTCGGCTTCCAGAGGTCCGGCGTTGCCTGCCCCATGAGGTTATAGATGATCCGCTGTGCCCGTGCAATCGTCGGATTGCGGTGCCGATAATATGCGTCAGCGTCTACTGCGTTCTTGTATATTTCCGTGCCCTGGAATTGCTGGATTGCCAGCAGGCAGAATTCTGCCCGCGCCTTGTCGCCGTCACCGGCGGCAAGCAAATCCTGATAAGTCCTCACGATCCGCTGACCTGCAAGCCCATATCGATCAGATAGATCGTGTCCGCGGATTTCGTGATGGCGGCGTATTGCGCCGCCGTTCCAGCCCACAGCTTCGGCCGCGCCTTCAACTCGCTGACGTCGTTTGACAACGCCGTGTAGTCTGCGGGGATACTTGCCAGCACTTCCGCGCCCTCTGCGTCGATTGCCTGAATCGCCGCGGCCTTCCGCTGCTCAACCTCCGTCACAGCTGCCGCCGCACTCGCCGCGCTTGCCGCGGCCGCAGACGCGGAGCCGGACGCGGCCGTTGCCGACGTTGCCGCCGCAGACGCAGACCCGGCCGCCGCCGTTGCGGAATCCGCCGCATCCTGCGCGTCCTTGCCTGCGCTCTGCGCCGACGCCGAGGCGGAGGAGGCAGAAGATGCCGCGCTTCCTGCGCTCGTCCCTGCCGCCGTTGCGCTTCCTGCGGCCGCCTGCGCGGACGTTTCCGCATTCTGCGCCGCCGCTTCTGCGCGCTCGACATCCGTCGTCACCTCTGACACGGCCTCCTGCGCAAGACGAAGCGCCTCCTGCGCGGTCGCAATCGCCTGCTGGATCGCCGTGTCAAACACCGTCATGTCGATCACGGCCGCCCACACGGTGCTGCTTGCAGGCGCGATCCCGGTAGTCTTGTCGCGCCCCTTGTGCCACCACACGGAGCCGCCTGAATCGATCACGATGTCGTTCAGATCATAGGTCACGCCGCTGCTGTAGCTGCCGCGCCAGATCGGCGTGACCCGCCCGATGATATTATCCGCCATTATCCCACCTCCACGTGAAGATATCCGTATTCATCCAGCGCGAACGACGTGCTGCCAAGGCGCTCAGCATAGCTGATGACGACCTCGCCGTTGTCGTTCACCCAGAACACCGGGAACGTGATCGATTGCGCGGAATACCGCGCCGCTGCCGCGTCCAGTGCCGCAGAGTCCGCCGCGCTCTGCGTCTCGTTCTTGATCCCGACCGTCTCGTCGTGGATCGCAGAGACGTTCGCGAGAAGCTGTTCCCCGATAGACGGGAGCGTCGGGAGCGGTTCTCCGTCAACAACGCCCGACGGGATCACGGTCAGCGTCACCGTGTTCGTCGTGATACGCTGAACCATTACACCGTTCTCGATGACGTGCCCCGTCAGGTATACGCTCCACTGTCCGGCCGTGAGGTTCAGCCCGTCCTCCTGCCGGATTGCGTCGTCCGTCAGCGCGACGTCCGCCGTCGTGTCGCCGTTGGACAGGTGCACGACCTTGATCGTGCCGCTCCAGTCTGCCGTCTGGAACAGGAAGCGCGCCGTCAAATACGACAACGTATCCGCGACGACGTTTGTGGCGGACAGGCGAAGCGTCTGCCCGTTCACGAAAAATGTGATCATGCCGTCTCCTCTCCGCGCCCGCGTTTGATTTTGTGGCGCAATATCGTATTCGCGAAGTACCTTATGTCGTCCATTGCGTGGTCGTTGTCTTTGATTACCTTGTCCTCCGACGCCTTCTCGTCCCAGCGATACAAGCCGAATTCCTGTATCGTCGCGCCGCAGGAGCGGTTGATCCTGATATTCCCGGCGCGAAGATACTCCGCAACGCGGCGAATGCCGTCCAGTACGTCGTTGTTGGCCTGAATGACCGTGAACCCGCGTTTGCGTAGCGACGCGATGAACGACGCCGCGGACGGATCAACCACGACGCGCCGGATCGCGCGGTCACCCGCGAGCTTCACGACCTCGTCGCAGTATTCCTCATCCGTCTTGTTCGCCATGTTCGAGCGGCCGGAGTAGTAGTATTCCGACACACGGATCGCCTGCGACCCGCGCAGGCACCACAGACCGGCAGAGAACGGATTCAGCGTGCCGTAGTCCACGGAGATGTACCACTCCCCGTCCTCCGGCGCGTCGTCCGTAATGTTGGCCTCGCCGAAATCATAGACAAGCCCCTCCGCAACGCACCACTCACCGAGGATGTACCGTCGATAAAAGACGCCGGTGTACATGGAGGAGTAGCGCTCTTTGATCGCCTCGGACAGCCCCGGATTGTCGTCCATCGTGAAGTGCAGGTGCAGCGCATTGTGCGCCGCCGCGCCCTTGACCCACTCCTCATAGAACCAGTGCTGCGGCGGACCGGGGTTGCAGTTGAACCACAGACACGAGCCGTCAACGGAACAGCGCCCTGTCGCCTGCTCGACGAAAGAGCGCGGCATAAGCGCCACCTCGTCCAGCAGAACGCCCGCGAGCGTCCGCCCCTGGATCAGCGTGTAGGACTGCTCATCGTGGCCGCCGAACACCTCGAAGATGTTCTCCCGGTCTCCCGCGCGGACGACAAGCTCCTTCGTGCCGCCGCGCCATTTCACGATGTACCGCTCCGCGGCGTATCGCGTGGCTATATACGGCCGCACGAGATTCTTGACGCAGCTATCGACCGTGCGGCCGCAAAGGCCGAAGCGCTTGCGGTCGAAATCACGCATTGCCCAGTCGATGAACGCGAGCGTCATCAACGACGTCTTGCCGGAACGGATCGCGCCGTCGCAGATCAGCGCGTCGTAGTGTGTGAAGGGGAACGCGAGGATCGCGCGCTGTTTCTCAGAGAGCGGCATCGTCTTTCTCTCCCGCCTCGATCCGCGCCGCCTCCTCGCGGAGCGCGGCGGTCAGCGCGTCGTCTGTTGATGGGTCGGCGGACGTGACCGGCGTCGGGTCGTCCGTTTGGCCGAGGTAATTCTTGCCGAGGAATATCGCCATCGCCGCCGATTTCTTTGACAGCTCCAGCTGATTCTTCCGGACGGCGATTTTTAGAGCCATAGCCCCGTTTTTAACCCGGAACTCTTGAAATGTGCAGCCGAACTCACGCTTGCACCACCTTGACACCGTGTCGATGTTGGCGGGCTTCCCGTCTTCTTCCCGGAAGACCCAGCAGATTTCATCCGCGCCGCAGCCGAGGCCGATCAGGTCGGCGAAGAGTTTCCGGTTGAACTCCTTGCTCGGCCTGCCCATCTTCGCCACGACATCACCTCCTCGCGGCTATTTCATCAATTTCGCCTTCTCGCCAGTCAGCTTTTCCCAGCGATCGACGATTACGTCACAATAACACGGATCAAGCTCCATGAGATAAGCGTCGCGTCCGTTTTGCTCTGCCGCAATAAGCGTTGTACCGGAGCCGCCAAACAGGTCCAGAACGGCGTCGCCTGCCTGCGTGTTGCACTGCATTTCATAGTCGAACAGCAGCACCGGCTTCATCGTCGGATGCTCTTTTGATGCTGCTGGCTTGTCGAAATACAGCACTGTCTTCTCGCGGCGTTTCTTAAACCACGAGTGCGCGCCGTCTTTCCATCCGTACAGGCATGAGAGTGCGTCATCATCGCCGGAATCGTCAAACGGGATTTCTCCAGAAATGCACGGCTCGTGCATCCACTGGAAATCCTGCCGCCCCAATGAGGCGGTGTTCTTTACCCAAACCAACACCTGTCTGATGCTGAATCCGGCGTTTCTGCAAGCGGCAAAAAACTCAAATGATTTCGAGGGCGCGAACCAGATATGGAACGCTGCCCCCCCCCGCATCACGCGCATTGCAGCAGTGAACGCGTCGCGCAGGAACGAGATGAACTGTTCCGATTCAAGCGCGTCGTTCAGGATCGATCCTGCCTTCGCGTGATAGTCTATGCCATACGGGGGATCTGTCAGGAGCATGTCCGCCGGGCGCCCGCCCATCAGTCGGAGCACGTCGTCCGCGTTTGTGGAATCGCCGCACATAAGGCGATGGCGGCCCAAAACATAAACGTCGCCCTGCCGCGTCTTGGAATCGGCAGGCACATCGGGTGTATAATTGTCCTCGACAACCTCCGGCTCGGTTGCATCGAATCCGAAATCGCTCATGTCGAATTGCGTCTGAAGCTGGTTCAGTTCTTCTTCCAGCGTCCCGAAATCCCACCCGGACAGCTCCGCCGTCTTGTTGTGCGCCAAGGCGTACGCCCTGCGCTGCTCGTCCGTCAGATGATCCAGGCGGATGCACGGGACGGACGCCATGCCCAGCTTCTTCGCCGCCTCCAGGCGCCCGTGACCCTCAACGATCACGTTCTTCGGCCCCATACGCCGATTGGATCGTCAAACCCGAACGCCTCTATGCTCCGCATAATCGCGGCTACGTCCTCGCTCCCGTGCTTCCGCGCGTTCCGCTCGTATGGCGTCAGCGCGCCGACGGGGAGATATACTATCTTCAAGTCGTCCATGTGCTTCTCCGTTTGTTTTCAGGATTGCGGGGCGGTTGGCGCCGCCCCGCGCAGACTTATGCCCCGCAACCGGAATTTAACCGGGGACGGCGCCCGCGCCTACCAACGCGGGACGCCGCAGCGCGTTTTACGCGGCACGCTTCGGAGAAACGAGGCACCCGGCACGGGCATATGTCTGCCCGCGTGCGCCACAACCGCATTATAGCACATTTGTGAAGAAATGTCAAACGGTGCCTTGCGAGCGCTGGATCGCGCTCAGGCGGGCGGCACAGGCCGTCCGCCTTTTTCCTCGCTCATACCTCCACGATCCGGACGCCGTACACCTGCAGCATCAGCTTCCGCTTGATCCGGTACACCTCCGTCCGGAAGCCCTTCGCGTCCTCCACGACCTCCGCGCCGGAGCGGTCGCAGTACACGAAATCCGCATAGTAGGAGCACTCCCGCTCTATCACGCGGCCGTCCTTGCCCCTCTGGGTGGGGATCAGCACGTACTTCACCTGCCGCCGCAGGTCGGTGATCTCCCCCGCCCGCTGCAGGAGCAGCAGTTCCTGATACCGCCTCGCCTCGCGGCGGCTGTCCAGCACCTCGCCGGTCAGGGCGCGGACGCGGCGGTTCCCGTATTTCGTCCCGCGCGTCACGGGGACGCCCTTCCATAGGAGGCGCGGACGGCGTCGGCGAACATCTCGTCCGTATCGAATGAGGACGGCCGCTTCGGCTTCGCAGACCGCTTCGGCGGCTGTGCCTGCTTGCGCTGATCCTCGCGCCACCATCGTTCGATCGTCGCGCCGGGGTTGGAGTATGTCTTCCCCTTCTGCGCGCAGTATTCTGTTAGACGTGCAATATACAAGTCTACCGCCTCCTTGCCCATCACGGCGTTCAGACGATCACGCTCCCGCGGCGCAATCGCGATCCAGTCTCTCTCTCCCGCCGCCGGAGGCGGCGCGTCGTCGCCGTAGGGGGGGATTATAGGGGGGGTAGTTGTTGTATCTAATACTATACCTATACCTATGGCGGGGGATTTCTGGGGATTTTCGGGGGATTTCTGGGTATCGCCGGAATTCCCCAGCGTTTCCCCGGGGATTTCTGGGGACTGCTGGAATTCCCCAGAATTTCCCCGGGGATTGCTTGAATTCCCCAAAATTTCCACGGAAATCCCCGCGGATTGCTGGGGGGCTTGATTATGCGGTTCCGCGGTTGTCTCCGGCTCCTCCGCCACGCGCTCAATGTCGTCCGCGAGGCAGTAGACCCCCTCCGCGTCCGCTTGGAGGCGCGCGAGAACCTGCGGGAAGTTGGTCGCCGCCCGCCTGTCTTCGCTGATTGTGTTATGCAGAAACCAGTGCCGGATCACGACACGCCTATCAATCTCATAGGCGAATCCGCGGTCGATCAGCTCGGCGACCCGCTCCTCCGGAACGCCGCAGGCGCGGCGGACGGAGACCGGGGGACCGACGATTCCCCAGTCGTCCGCCTCCATGCAGAACGCAACGTACAGCGCCTGCGCCTCCGCGCTCATCAGTCGGAAATCGTCGTCGCACAGAATCCGCGCCGCGAACATACGCTTTGAAGCCATAATCTACTCCTGACCGTTGATTTCAGAACGGCAGCTCGTCCCCGTCCTCGACGGGGGTCATGGCCGGCTGTGGCGCCTTGTAAGCGTCCGGGATGTACGGCACCTGTGCCGTCATCTGCTGGCCGCCCGTGTACGCCTGCGGCGCGGGAGCCGGTGCCGGTGCCGGTGCGGGAGCGGCCGGAGCCGCCCCCTGTTCCGCTTTCGCCGCAGCTGGCACGAATTGCAGTTCCTCGGCGATGATCTCAACCGCGCTGCGGTTCTGGCCGTCCTGCGTCTGCCAGCGCCGCTGATTCAGACGCCCGCGGATGCCGATCAGCGATCCCTGTTTGAAGTATTTGCTGACCAGCTCGCCCGTCTTCTCCCACGCGTTCACATCAAAGAATGACGTCTGCTTCTGCTCTCCGGCCCCGCGGTCGCAGGCGATGGAGAACGACACCACCGTGCGCCCCGACGCAGTGCTCCGGACCTCCGGATCGCGCACGAGACGGCCGAAGATCGTCACGGAGTTAAGCAT